GTAGCCGTCCGCGCTAAAAAAACGCCTTGTGAGCGTGATCCCTTAGAGCTATTGCAGCGCTTACAACAGGCCACCATATTCTCAAGGCTAATAGGATCTCCTCCATTTTTGATAGCTACTATGTGATCTACCGTCATGGCATCTTGGCCACAATATGTACAGGTATATCCATCCCTTGCTAGGACTATGAGCCTTTGTGCTTTGTACTTACGGCTTAGCCTTGGATCATGTCTACCGTGCACCATCAATACCAGCCCCTTTTATTATGGAACTCTAACGCTCTACATGGTGTGCGGTGTTTATGTGATATGTACTTAAGCCCTAGATCAATCTGCATAAATGGATCATGTACTTTAAGTTTAAGTAGTTGCGGTATTCCATATGCTGAGCTCTTAGGATTATCTGCTCGAGGATCCCATCTACTTTCTTTATTCCATAGGATCTCTAAGCATCTATATTGCTTAGCATTTAATAGCTTTATATGTGCGTAGAGTTTGTAGTTTTCTTTATCTCTTGGCGTATTTACCGCACTTGCATACGTTGTATTGCTAAATACAAATAGCCCGGCCAATAGCACCAAGCATAGCCCGCGAGCTATCCGCCTCAGCGGCTCGCCAGCTAGCATGGAGCGTAATCGGTTAGTCAAATACGTGTCAATCTTGAGCGTGATCTTGAGCGTGTCCCACAGGTTATTAACGTATGTGGATAACTTATGTGGATAACTATTAAACATCTTTAACGTCCTCCATCATGACGATACCCATTACCCCGCATTTAACGCATTGGAGCGATTTAACGTAAGGTGGCAGGTTATCGGTGATTACTCGCTCTATATGATCGGTGATCTTGCCGCATAGCCGGCACTTGGTTTTATACGCCATAGTTTGACCTCTTTAGATATTGCATCTCAAATAGATTAGATCGAGGTACCCAGTAGTTATTCTGATAAGGATGCTTATACTTAGGCACCATAGCCATATGCACCGGCATCCATCCCAAAAGCACGTAGACCGGGCTCCATCCGGTAACCAATATAGCTACATCGTTAGGCCTTGGGTTTGGCCTATTTTGTATGATGAGATGCCCCGTCGCGTGTTTTGTCCATTTAACCTCGACATTAGCGCCTACATCTGCCTCATCATGAAAGGTATTTACCTTAGGTATAAAAGAGTAATCACCAAAATAGTTAGCTACGGCCGTCTCAGCTCCACAAGCCTCCGCTTTTTGCCATATAAACTCATGGTAATTAGTAAATTGCTGCCCAAATTGATTAGTATCACTCGGATCGGCATTTATGGCTATTGCTCGCTCTAAACCTTTTTGATGAGCGGTAATTTCCTGCGTACGATCGAGGATAACTTTAGCTAGGCGCGACACTCTGCACACAACCACGTTACGACCTCAAGGCCTACGTCTCGAATAGTGAGGCCGCCTAATTGACTAACCCACTCGCCGCAATAGTCGCACTTATCTACCGGCGTAGTACTTGTCGATCCGTCATCGTGAATAGTTGTAGCTAGTCCGCCTTTAATAAAAGTTAGCTCGCCCATTTCTATACCTGCGGCTTCCACTTGCCATCTGATCCGAGCACTTGCCAATATGGGTTACATTGATTAGCCCGGTTTTTCTCGGTGCACTTGTAAGCGGCCCACGGCTTACCCGTTGCCTTGGCCGTACCCTCAGCCCATATCATCGTGCCATGAGGACATCTTGGAGCGGCAGGTACTAACTCGCCGCCTAGCTCTTTACCGATCTCTAGCACGGCACTCGCCATCGTAGCCATATCCTCGATAGATGCCTTTGTACTCCATGGATCAGCGCTTGCAGGTAAAGTCTCTACCTTTTCCATATCCTGCACCGTAGGCCTCGAGTTATGCTCGAGACTTGGAGTTAATAGGCCTATGACTCGGCCATAAGCTGAGGTAATTGTGTCCTCTACCATCCACTTACGCATATTTTGCGGATAAGTTGCGACGTTACCAAAAGCGTAATCGACGGCGCTAGGCACCGTATCCTCATACTCGCGGTAAGCCTCAGCTCTTACGAGAATTGTGCCTTTCTCAATATCAAAACTTTCGATATATGCGACTAATCGCCCGGATGGAAACTCAGATCTAAAGCGCTTTATACGTGCATTTACATCCTCGTAGTTATCTAAAAATCCCATTAGATTAGCTCCTTATCTTTCAGAGCTTGAGCGATAGCTCGACCACGGATAAAGCCCTCGCCGTGTCCTTGTCGGTACCCAATCGAGTAACCGATCACCATAAACATAAAACCGATAAAAGCTGCAAAAGCAGCGATTAATATATCTGCACTATTCATATACTTAGCCCTTTGTTAAGGCCGATAAAGCTACTAACCGAGTAGCCCTCTCAGCGTTTGTAGTATCAGTATGAGGGCTTTTTGTCACAAATCAAAGCGTAGTGTCTCTTGGCGTGTCGCTCTTAGGCTGCTCTTTAGGTTTAGACTTTAAGCCATTACCGGCTAATACGCCGCCGAGTGCACCGGTTAAAAAAATGGCCAAGGTTTGTAACAGTTGTATAAAGTCTCGATCATTAGGCGCTTGAGCTCCGACGGGTTGAGTAACAAAAACAAGGGCATATACGGCTCCGCCTGTAATTACAAAAAAGGTTAAAGCTAAAACCGCGCCAATTAAAAAGATTAATCGCGCGTGGATGTCCTCAGGCGTAAGCCGCTTATTATGGTTATTCATCGACAGTAATAAGGTCCTTAGTACAGACTCCCGTAGCCTCGCATTGTGGCGGAGTGCACTCAGGCTTTGTCCAGTTTTCGTATTCTTGGCACTCATATCTTACCCATCCATCATAACCGCACCCCGATAGGAGAATAGTCCCCACTATCGCCCCTATCAGGGCCCGGATCATTTAGAGCCTATGCCGTATTGCTTCTCGCTAGGTTGTACCGCTTTGAGTAACGGACCTACGAGCCCGGCGATAAATGCGTTAGCTAATACTTTTGGATCTGTAATCCCTGACATATATAGAGCCGCTACCGAGGCGAGCGCTGCACGTGCATAAGATTTAGCAGCTGCCTCTAATTGCTTTTTATTCATTGTGTTCTCCTGTAATGCCCTTTAATTGACTTGATAATACACCGATACGGTTGTAGTACCGCTTGCTACGACACCATATAAAGCTTGATGATCTCCGACGGGTACAGTTAACTTATCTTTATGATCTACAAGATAACCATTAGCGGTAGTTAAATCAGCTCCGCCTATATATAAATCGTCATTAGTTGCGTGTATTAATGCCGTCTGATCTCCGATACTTTCGGGCACTAAAATAGTTGCCGAGGTTGTTACTGTTACTTGTCTGCTAGTTGGCATCGTCTAATCCTAACTTTGTAATTAATTCTTTTGCTTTAGCGGGAGTTACGTTTACCTCAAAATGCATATCATCCGGCCGGCTCTTAAAATCGCCGCCCCACTTGAGCCCGTACTTTTTAGCTAGTGCCCGGATCATCGGTACTTTTTCAGCCGGGAAAGTGTCGTACTTGCCTAGTGGATGTTTAGTCGCGTTTAGATCGATAGCGGTGCCGCTTGAGTGACACGATAGGCGATCAGTAGATCCTCGGACCATACGAAAAGCGTAGCCCCAATCGTCCAATGTCCCGCCGTCAATAGGCTCAATTAACTTATGAAACTCGGCGGCAAAGGCGGCTAATAGCGGGCCCACGCTACTAGCGCACCTTAGCCTTAAAGCCGTACCGTCTACTGAGTACGACTTTATACCGATCTCTTTAGGATCTTTAGAGGCCGGATAACCGTTATAGCTCGTTAGCATTTGGCACCTCAAACTCATCTGTTTCAGCATTGTAATAATATCCAATACCCGCAAAGCATCCTCTGAAATTAGAATTGTAACTTGTCTGTATCCATCGACCGCCGAGATTATCAATTAACCATTGATAACCCTCATCGCCATTAGGATCATTGTTATCACCTACGGTTACTCTTAGCACGTAATTGTTTTCATCTAATTCTGCCCAATGACTCATTAGTCCACCTGTGCCTTTGTATAGCGAACAATCACAATTCCGGAGCCGCCTGCGTAGCCGTTTGTTGAATTTTTAGTAGAACCTCCACCACCGCCAGTATTTGCTGACCCTGCCGCTGCAGTACCACCACCGCCTGATCCACCAGTTCCGTCTGAGCCACCGCCTGATGCACCACCGCCGCCTGCGTACCAATAAGTTCCACTTATATTTTGACCTGATGAAGTTGCAGAACCCCACGATGAATAAGCTGAAGAACCATTACCGCCGTTGCCGCCCACGGAACCTGAAGTTCTTGTTTGTCCGGCTGCACCTGCGCCGCCGCCACCGCCGCCTGCGTAATTTGGATTGCTGCCGCTATTGTAACCAGTTCCTCCGTTATTACCCTCTCCGCTTGTTCCTGTGCCACCTGTTCCTACGCCTCCAAGGGTTCCTTTACCACCGCCGCCTGATCCACCATTTCCTCCGTTGGAATTTCCGCCAGCAGCGCCGCCGCCTCCGCCGCCTGTTGCAGAATTTGCACCTATAGATGAGTTGCTGCCAGTATCGCCAGCGTTTCCCGAAAGTCCAGCGCTGCCACCTCCGCCAATAGTGACCGATAAGGAAGTAGAAACAGTTTGTGATGATAAGTTTTTAAGGCCGCCTGCACCGCCACCGCCTGCTGCATTAAATGCACCATCTCCTGCATCAATGTATGCGCCACCGCCGCCGCCTCCGCCTGCGATGATTAAGAAATCACAGGTTAATGGCGCTCCTGTCACACCTAAAGTTCCGTTGGCAGTAAATTTGCGGTAATAGTAAGTTGCATCAGATGACAAAGTGCCACCTGTAACTACTGGCTTCAGAGCTCCTGAAATAAATCCTCTGCTTGATGCGTTTGCTAATGTTGAGATGATCGGTGACATCAAATCCCCCTTATGCGAACTTCGTTTGTGTTTCGAGAACTGTATACGTCGGAGTAGCAGCTGTTTTAATAATGGTAAAAGTGTAAGCATCTATAGATGAGGCATTACCACTTGTAATAGCTGCGGGTACTTTCGGAGTTACCGTAGTACCGTCAATTTGTATTACGTTTGGATAATAAGCCGTAGCTCCGTTTGTGTTCATCCAAACCAATGTGATCGCATCGCCTACGTCCAATACGGAGCTTAAGGTAGTACCGCTTGAGTACCTAAAATTGAGCGTATGATTAGCCGTAGCGTTTGTTGTGTAATACCAAACGGATGCGGTAGTAACATCAAAGTTAATAGTGCCTGTAGCTGCGGATGCTACGACGTTTACATCCTCCTCGAAACCTTTAATAATTAAATCGGCTTGTGCAGTTGCAATAGCCAGAGTAACGGTCCCGGATGTACCTCCACCGGTTAAACCAGTACCAGCCGTTACTCCCTCGATGTCACCGGTTGCCCCTGAGGCCACCCAAGCTGCACCGTCGTAATACCATAACGAATTGTTATCTTTAGTAAAAGCGAATTGGCCCTCAGCCGGTGCGGTGATAGCCGCATCGCGAGCCGTCGCGTTAGCGAATACGTTAATACCCTGCATGAGGTAGCCGTTTACGTCACCGGCGGTTAACACCTCACCCGTTACAAAGGTCTTAAAACCTTGTCCAGCTGCCATAACCTGCTCCTTAGTATGCTAATACGGAGGTATCGAGCACTCCGTATAGTGTTGAGTTTAATATAAAGCCGTCGATAATCGGCTCTTGAGTTGTAAATGTCGTTTTCCAGCTATTAGGGCTAACGCGGTGCATTACGCCAAACACTTGTAGAGTCTGTTGTAACGTCGAATTACCAGGCTGATTAGTCGTAACCTCTACCGGATCAAAAAAATCTAGATCAAGGGCGGCGATGATGCCATCGTTATAGTTTTCAGTATAAAGGTCTAGCTCGATAGCATCGCAGCGGGTACGAGTAGCTTTACGACTTGCTACATAAGCCCGAGCATAATCAAGCGCGGCTTGATTAGTATCCATTACTAGATTTTGCTGAGTGTAAGAGTGCACAAAATACTCATCAATAGAGGCTTGATCCTCGGCTATTTGAGCCGTGCCGCCGATCTTTGTAATAGAGGCCGAGTTATAAACCTGAGTATCGTCTAAGCGCCATACGGCGTTAAAGTAAGTAATCTCTGTACCGTCATCATTAAATACGACAGGCGGTATAGCTTGAGAGTCGATACAAAAAGCGCGATCCTTAAGATTTACCGATCCTCGAGCATCCATATAAATAGCGCCGTACTCAGAGATAGAGGCCGTTTGTAAAGCTGCTAAAGCCGTACGTAAGGTACCCGGGTCTGCCTGAAAGATCGTATCGCCGTACTCGATCTCGCGCTGAGATGGAGGCCAAGCAATCTCGTCGAGGATGGCGTTTACGCGCTCGCCGGGTAAGTCACCGGCTGAGGCTAGGGTAACGTTTGTAATCTGACTATTTTGGAAAAGTCTAAAGCCGTCTACGGCGGTAATAGTCGTATACACGACATCCGTAGCCATCTTAGGCGTTGTAGTTGTATAGCTAGTAATAAAGCCGCTAAACATAGGCCACTCAGTACCGTTATACGTAGCGGTTATAGCTACCTTACGCATAGGGGTAAGTAATCCAAAATAAGGGCTATTAGGATTTTGAGGGTTAAAATCTCCATTTTGATCTACGATGCGTAACGTTAAGGTACCTGTTTGGAAAACGTCTGCCTGTAGGTTACGACCTCGCATTGTTGTAACGCTATCGACTACGTTAGATACATCGACTATAAGAGCCTCGGAGTCTGCCAGTACGTTAGTGCCCAAAATGCCGCTATCTAAAATCATAGCTTGAGCAAAAGCCGGACCCGTAGAAAAGTTAATAATTGCGTTAAGTACCGGTACGGTCATGCTATACCCGCCGTAGTAAGTGGATCACCGTTACGGTTAAGACGTTGGATCGCATCCTGCAACAAAGCCGTAAACTCATCTTGAGATGCAATAGCTCCAGCGTTTACTGTAACGGTGTAATTATTACCGCCACCTCCGCCGGGATTTACTAAGCCCGGATCGATGTAAAGGCCGCCGCCAAGATCGGGAAATTCACCGTCGGGATCGGCAAAAGTTAGGCCGGGCATTTCAGCCTTAGGCGGTGGCGTATAAGTCGGATAAGGCGGTATAGATCTAATTGCAGCTGATAAAGCTGCTACGCCTGAAAGAGCCGCTGCATCGGCCGCAGCTTGAGCCGCTGCAACGCTCGCAATACTAGATAACTTAGCAGCGGTTAAATCTGTATTAGCTGCAAGCGCGGCCGTTTGTGCAGCCGCCTCCGCAGCCGCAGCTTCTTTACGTTTAGTTTCAATATCCTCAACGGTTTTTAATCCGGCAGCTAGAGCGATCTGATCGGCTACTGTTTGTGCCGCTTGAGTTTTCTCGATAGATGCCAAGCGCATAATCTCGAGAGTAGATATCTGCAATTTTTTAGAGTAAAAATCGAGATCGTTTAAGCCGCCTTGCTTAGTAAGAGCATCATTATATTTAGCAAAAGCGGCAGCCTCGGCGGCCTCGGCGGCGGCGATAGCTGCTAATTTAGCTGCATCCTTTGAGGCTTGATCTGCTCCGGATGCGTTGATAGCTGCTAGTTTTGCATTTTTGGCAGCCTCGATAGACGATAACTCTTTCATAAGTACGGCGTTAAGGCTGGCTAATTCTGTTTCAGTAATACCCTTAAGGCCGTTTAATTTTGCGGTTTGGTTAGCTGCCGTAAGTATGCCTAATTGCTTAATACGCTCTAGAGCTTTTTCGCCGTCCTCATCCTCGATAGCCATAAGGGCCTCAAGGCGTAGGCGAGTATCTTTATCGTATGTAGCCTTAAGAGCTGCGGCGATAGAGATACGGTTAGTATCAAAAGTTTCAGCGGCCTTAGTAAGTGAGATCTCGTTTTTCTTAGCAAGCTCGGCCTTTTTTTGTAACGCTAATAATTCTTTTTGGCGTTTAATAGCCTCTTTGTCCATCTTTGCCTTTTCGGCATTAGATCGCATATTTTTAAGATCTTGAGGTACGCCCTGAGGGAAACCGCCTTGGCGGCCTAAGACCTTATCTACATTGGTACGTAAGGCACCGATAGAAAACTTGCCAAGATAGTTTTTAACCCCTCTGAACGCATTATCTAAAACACCTGCGCCCGGTAAGCCAGCGAATAAATTGCCTAAATCTTTAGCTAATACCGATACGTTAGTAATAAGTCCCGAGATCGAGTCCGCTGCGCCATCAACTTTATCGATGAGCTTATCCATACCGCCGGATGATGTACTTAAAGCGGCTACTAAAGATTGGCCGATCTGCTCACTAGCTTGCTCAGCTGCGATCTTAAGGCGATTGAGTGAGCCTTGATAAGAGTCTGCCGCGTTTTTAGATTGGCCCGCGTATTGTGCGGCGATAAGTCTTTCGATCTCTAAATAAGATTTACTAGATAACTCAGCATTAGTTAGACCTAGATTAAGCTGCTTAAGACCTTTTACATTACCGACGTATGCTTGACTTAAAATCTTTGTAGCTGAGACTAAATCCATACCCGTACCGGCGCTAATATCAAGCGCGGTATTGAGCATAGATTGAGCCATAGTTGTAGAGCGTGTAGTTTGTGCAAGCTGAATAAATGAGGGTTGTAGCTGATCTCGATTTACGCCCGTTACCTTTTCGATACTATCGATGTAACCCTCAGCCTCAGCGGTAGCAAAATTAAAGCCAAGATTACGTAAAGCGGTATCAAGGCGCTTAGCCTCGGCGATCTGTTCGCCATAAGCTGCTACGGCTTTTTTAGAGTAACCCAAAAGGGCAGCGGCACTAAAAGTCACGCCAAGGGTACGACCCAAACCTTTAACGGTTTGATTAAACTTACCGATTTGATTAGCGCCCTTAGTAAGAGCTTTACCGTTCCACTCGGCTACCGCCGATACGATTAAATTAGGTATCGCCATTATGCAGCCAAACCGTAGGTACTCATGCCATAACGGCCATTATTAAAGTTATCTACAGTTTTCTCGATAGCTCTATATACGGCATCTTGAGCCTTACCCTCGTCCTCTTTCCACGCGCGATAAATCATACGACCGCGCTCGGCTTGCTTGTCACCGTACAAAGGACCTGAGCGGCTAATAAAATGAGCGCCCGCGTTAGGGTTATTAGATCGGCTATTAGGATCTCCACCCGGATTTTTACGGCCTGAGGTTTCATAGATAGCACCGGCGGCAGATTTATTAGCTACAAAGTAAAGAGCTTTCCATCCGTTGCGGTTTTTCTTGCTCGGAGCCTGAGAGTAGTAAATTCCTTTTTTTACTGTTTCGTAATCATAAAGCGGGAACATACGTACACGGCCCTCAGTATTAAAAGTTCTAAACATAGAATTACGAGCCGTAATAGTTTTACCTACGGTGTTCTCGTTCCAGTTGTAAAGGTTATCCGGTTGAGGCGATGGAGCAAAGCCACGAGCCTTATCGCGGATCGGTACCATTGCCGCACGTACCTCGGCGTTCATCTCTTTTAACATTTCAGGATCGAGCCTACGGAGTGCCTTAACCGTTTCGCGTACGCCTTTTATTGCGACTGGCATTTAGGGCCTCCTCCGCTTGCTCGTTTAACACTTTAATTAACATCTTAAACATCTCTGTATCAAGATCGAGTACCGCTTGAGGCGGGATCCCTAACCTAATTGATAACTGAGCTATCAAATGAGTTACGGAGTCCCGCCCTAAGCTAAAGGTAGATCGTCTACTACCTCGACCTTAGCCAAGGTATCTAAAAACTCGGGACCAAACATCGGTACCGTTTGACCGGCTGACTTAAGGCACTCCCACGAAAGATAAAACAGATCTGTCTGTTTTTCATCATCGCGAAAGGCTTTATGAAAACCTTTTTTAGCGTAAAGCTCAAAGGCATACTCGATCCGTGGAGTAATCTGATGCTCAGATACCTCACCGGTAGCCCTTGTTATTTTGAGTCGTGCCATTGTGTGCCCCTTTGTTAGTTTGTTATGGTCCGGTAGTAATTACGATTGGTGAATTACATGTAAATGTAATGCTCTGGGTCCCGATGTCTCCCACGGCGCCGTTAATGTCGGTCGTGTTGTTCACCAAAATCGTAGTGCTATAGAGAGGATTAGTTGCAGATGTAGCAGCGCTTGTCTGCTTAAGCGTGATAGGTACTGTTGTACCCCATGCGCTTTGTAGCGTTGCGTTTACGTTAGCAGCTGCGGTATCGGATAAAAAGTCTAGAGAGATCGTGCTCGTCTCTAATCCCTTTGTGTATTTACGTGATGAGTCACCCATGGCCGTAACCTCGAGCTCCTCAAATACGCGGTTAATTGTTGCACTTGTAACATGGTCACTCAGAGCTATTGAGTTCAGAGTTACGACCACGCCATTAGATAGAAATACGGCCATCGCCTATTCCTCGCTTTTCTCTGTAGTAGGTGTATGTGTTTTTGTTTCTTTTTTTGGTGCTTCGGTGATCTGCCCTATCTTAATAAGAAAGGCGATATCCTCGTCGGTTAGGCTCATGCTTAACTCCAGCTCGTTAGTATTTGGACGTCGAAAGATGCCGTTAAAAGTGATCCACTTTGTACATCTAAAACGGATGGAGCACTCATAGCGGCAACGTTCATTACGATAGATGATGCGGCTAGTTTGTTAAATACCGCTACGGCTAACTCCTCGATACCTTGTAAGTTACCTTGATTATCAAACATAGGTACGGTCATAATAATCTTAAAGTTAGCAAGCGGCGAAATAGTCGCGTATGTGTTATTACTTGGCGTAATGTAATTATCTGCCGGTGCGACGATAACGCTATTAGCCGTAATTGTTGCCGGTGGAAAACTGTACGTATTCCAATGGTTTGGATTATCGAGGGCGGCAGCTAGTGAGGCGCGTAAAGTTGTAATAGGTACGGTCATCGAGCTATCCGATCATCGCGTTAGGGTTCGTATATCCGGCGATGAGCCCGCGAATTTTCCCGATCATTGAGTTACCCATACGGTAAGGGCTAGGGCTAAAACCATCGATAGATACGCCTCCGGTTTGGCTGACCTGCCGAGCTTGGAAAATGTCTACGGCTAAGATCATCGCGGCTTCACGTACCGCCGGAGTGGTTGCATAGCTATTTGTTTTTGTATCTGCTCCCACGGCTGAGCCGTAAGGGAGTACTCGCGTAAAATTGCGATCAGCTGCGGTCTTAGCAAACTGTATAAAGCTATAACCATTAGGCCAATTAAAAGCCATATTATTAAATGCTATAGATGGAAATTGAGTAGTAGTGCCGGCCGTCCATGGGATCGTGCCGGTAACTGTAAAAGTGCCGTTATAGGTTGAGCCGCATCCACTCAAGGTTATCGAGTCCCCGGTGCTAAATATCGCAGGGTTAGCGATCATTACGGTAGCGACGTTATTTTGTAACGCGGTACCTACGACCGGAGCTGAGTCAAACCATAAAAATTGGTTGAGTAAATCTTGAGCGGCTTGGCAACAGGTTTCGACGATATCCGACGAATAAAGGTTTTCGATCCCTAAATTCGCACGGAGCTCAGCCTCAGTTACATATGTAGCCGGCACGTTATTTACTCCTTACTTACTAGGGCCGGTACCCCTCAAAGGGCTAAGAGGGGTACCGACTATTAGTTGTTTACTTAGTTGAGGTTAAACTTAACAATACCCTTAGGCATTTTTGCGATAGTTGCCATGTAACCGTAAATAGCTACCTGTACTTGTAGGTTTGATACTACGTTTACAGACATATATGCGGTAGGTGATTGATAGACAGTAAATGCCTCAGGTGCTAAAACGACGGCTGAGTCATCGATAGTAGTAGTAGCGGTAAAGTTCTTGTCTACGTATAGATCAAGCCCTAGTACGTTGCCACGAATTGATCCCGGTTGCACTAAGCCGCCTGCGTTCATTGGCTGAGATGCTGAGTAAATTGGACGGCCTGTATTATCAGTAGCGCCCATAAGTAGCTGCCATTGTGATCCGTTGGCGATGTAGTTATTAGCAAAGTAACCTGTAGCTTCGTAAACCTTACGAGCTGAGTCTGAGGCAAACTCGATAATACCGGCTGAGTCTGCATCGCATCCTGAGCTATATTGACCAGCTGCGATAAGTGCGTTTAGTACTGTTGTATCAAGAGTCTTTAGATACGCATTTTGTAGCTGATTTGTTAGCTCTGCATAGAAATTAGGATCTGAGCGCTCTAACAATTCTACGCTGATCGTATTCATGCCTGCGTACTTAGATACGGTACCTGTTAGGTAAGCCGTTTCCATCCCGGTATTTTGTACCGCTCCGGCTTCTGCCTCAACGGTTACTACAGGTGCTACGCCTGTACCGCCACCGGCTGAGGTAACGAGTGATGGGACATTTATGGTCATGCCATTTGTAGGCAAAACTCCACGGCTGCAGGCATCAATAGCCGGGGTACCAAAACGAGTATTTGTTGGAAATTCCGCTAGGTACTGAGTAGGTGAAAATGCAGGGTTTGTAGCAAAGCTATCATCGGCTGCGGTTACGTAAAGCTTTGAGTCATCGTTACCGAGAGCAGCTTTAATCTTGTGCTCTGTATAAGCGCCCATAGATGTAATAGGTGTACGCACTCGCTGAGAGTCTAGTACGGATGGTCGGATGATCTTACGAGCGGCTTCGACTTTTTCAGCCTCTGCCGGTGCATCTACCGGAGTATCCTCCGGTGTATTTTCAGGGGCTGTAGTCACAGCTTCCTCGCTTTCAGTTTCGGTTTCGACCTCTACGATTGTCGTAGAGATAGTTGTAGTTTTTTCTTTTGTACTTGTAGCTGCCTCAAGCGCTGCTCGAGCTGCTGCAATATCAGTTACGGATGCGCTAGAAAAGGCGGCGCTCTCGACGAGCGATACCTCTTTGAGGACCGCCGCCGTAACGAGCAGGTAGTCACCCATTGGCTTAGAGGCCGTTACATCGACCCCTACGGATAAGCCGGAAACTAGGTT